CTGGAAATATGTTTCTCCAGCTTGGAATCGGTTCGTTTATGAAACGCCGCTTAAAACGCGTTGGAGTTCACCTGGATAATCAGCAATGGAACCAGGTGTTTGCTGAATATGCCCTCGATCTAGGTCTTGCGACCGTTGATCTTAAAGGCGCTTCGGACTCCATATGCAGGGAATTAGTTTGGCAACTCTTTCCCATCCGTTGGGCGCGAATGCTCGATGATTTGCGCAGTCACCAGATGTTAGTCAACGATAAATGGACTGTTTTGGAGAAGTTCTCCTCTATGGGGAATGGATTCACGTTCGAGGTTGAAAGCCTTATCTTTTGGGCTCTAACAACTACTCTCTGTGAAGAGATGGGTGAATCAACGGAGTGCATTTCTGTTTATGGCGATGACATCATCTGCCCTGTACAGGTAGTGCCTACGCTCATCGAGTTATTTGCATATGTCGGCTTCACTACAAACGTGAAGAAGACCCACTATGCAGACATGTTCCGTGAAAGCTGTGGAAAACATTACTTTAAAGGTTCAGATGTCACTCCTATCTATCAGAAAGAAATACCGTCAATTGAAGTTAACGATGACGGAACTGCTGATGACCCAGCCCCCGAAATTTATCGGGTTTACAATCGTCTGCTATATCATTTCGCAGATCGTACAGTTCGACCAAGAAGCACTCACGTGCGTGAACTGGTTGTTCAGGGTGTTCCTCACGGAGTAAACCCACTGCACGCTGTTCCTCCCGATAAAACTCTACGCGATTCGACAGTTCTATTTGTCGATAAACGTTTCCGAGTTTTGCTTCATCGGGTTGAACAATACGTAAAAGAGTTCGTATTGAACTCAGACTGGACCGTGCGCCGTATACCTATCATGGGTGCGTCGCGTAGAACATTAGACGGCGGGATCGTGACTGATATCCGTAGTCTTGTGTTCAGGCAGTCTGGTGATCATATCTTGGTGAAGGGAACGTATTTCTCTCCCTCACTTTTCGATGCTGATCACCATGCACTATTAGCATATTCGCTCCGTACTAAACCGACGACGCCCTTCGCAGGGCAGCTAGGTCTTAGAGCGGTGGGGGTGTTCCGCACGCAAGTTCGTGCATTCCCAGAATGGCG